GACCGCTTCCTCGATGGCATTTGCCGGAGAAGTCTGCACCTTGTCTTTGTCGTAGGTGATGCCCTTGAGTCCTTCGGCGCGGTGCCGGAGCGTTTCGATCTTGTGCTCTAGGCTGAGAGTCATGCGCTTGAGCCTGTGGATTTCCGAAAGGTATGTCTTTGGTTTCATTGATCAATCGTCCTCTTGATAAGGAGCCGGAAGCTCCATCCATGCAGTAGCGGCACACTGGAATCTGCCGCTGTATTTGTCGTACGTTCCGGCGTATACGTTTCCGTTCTGAACCGTGACCAAATATTTCCCTGATTTCTCCGGAAGGCACTCGCGGCATGGAATCCACTTCCCCCTCTTCCGCTCGATGGTCGGAGCAGAAGCAACCATATATTTCGCATAGTATTTTACGCACTCAACAACCTTCCCAAGCGCACCGCCCATGTCTGCCGAATAATCAATGTCTTTAATCAGCTCATCCGCATCAATCAATCTCATGGCTGTTCTCCCTTCCTCTTCACCGTCATCGTGCTGTGGTCGGTCTTGATGTAATAGACGTACTGCGAATCTTCCTGTTTCTTCCATGTTCTCATGTCGTTACTCAAACGGAAGTTCTGCTCTGCCTCATACTCGTCTGGCATTTTAAAACCGACCGTGGTCACGTTTGTTATCAGCATGGCTGTTCTCCCTTCTCAGAACCAATTCCCTTGCCCGTCTTGCATTATCTCTTTGCCACAGTATTTGCATCTGCTATGTTCGGAACATCCGTCAAAGCTTCTGCTATTGTCCGGCTGATGCCATCCCATCCTGTCATGGTATAGCCATTTGCCGAATCCTGTTGCCAGATACACAATGCCACCTATCAACAGACACATAAGTACTAAGGCTATCACAACTAAGATCTTGTCTATCATGGCTGTTCCCCCTTGTACGGTTCTGGTAGTGGCATCCATGCGATGATTGGATCTGTAAATTCGGCAGGCTGTCCGTAATAATCAAACCACCATTTTCCATCATACCAATGTAGCGTGTCGACGCTGAGCCCGCCCGGAACAACATAATCAGGATGTACTGTAACAAAATAGACATTGTCATCCTCTGGCAGTCTCTCACTGCACGGTATCCACTGCTGTTCTGGCTGTTCAGATGGCATGTTATTAAGTCCTTCAAGACACCATTCAATCGCTTCTCGTCTGCTGATTAGATCGTCCATCAATTCTCCTTTCCGCATCTGAACAGTAATACATAAAAGCGTAATGTATATCGCACCAGTACCGACCGTCAGCAATGGGCGTTTCTCCTCGATGCTTGCATTCCTCACATTGGATGATTTCTGACTGTGCAGATGGCAGCTCTTCAAGATTCATCTTCACCTCGCGGTAAGGTACATACAGCTCTCCGTCTTCGGATATTCCGTTCGAAAACTCCATATCTAATGCAGCCTGTCTGCTGATACAATCGAAAGTTGTGTCTTCGGTGGAAAGTTGCGTCTTCGGCTTACAGCCTTTAGTTGACTGACACGTCTCGTTTAGTTGACCCATAGTTGACTCTCCTCTCTTGTATCGGCGGCACAGGCTAGAGTGTTCGTTAGCAAAGAAACCTGAAAATAAATTATTGTGATTAGGTCGATAGTTAAAACCTATGCCGCCTTGCTTAACGGATCATTCCAGATCCGCTTCAGCCTCGTCTGCCTTCCAAAGCCCTCGCGCCTGCAGGGTGTTTCGCACCGTCTGCTCAGAACAGTGCACATCTGCAGCGATGTCCTTCACGCTCCAAGAGCCGGACCGCCAGAGGGCGCATATCTTGCCCTTGTCAATCTCAAGCGCCCGCGGGTTCTTCGGCGTGCTCTCCTTCGCCGGAGCGGTCTTCTTTGCCGGTGCTTTCGTTGGCGCTGGTGCCGGTGTTGGATCCACGTCCCTGTGCTCAGCCTCTGCCGCCTCGGCTCCGATCAGAAGCAGGCTCAGCACCCTCTGCATCGTCTCGGAAGCGTTCAGCTCCTCCGGCAGTATGCTGATGCCGATCTGAGCGCCGGCTTTCGTTACCACATCAATCGTCATGCTCGTTTCCCTCTCTCCTGTCATTCTTGAGATAATACGGCGGAGTGCTCAACAGAGCGTGCGCCTTTGCGGCAAGTCCCGTCCGGTCTGCGTGCCAGATCATCTGGCCGATGTCGCGCTTCTTCGCTGCGCGAAAGCTCTTTTCTTTCATCGACCGCCTCAAATCGTCCATGTCAGTTCCCCCATTTTCGAAGCAGCATCTCCCATGTCTTGAGATCGATCGGGCAGTCGTCGAAGTCGTCGCGGCGATCTCCACAGATAACCACGGTGCCGAAGATCAGATCTGTGTGGCCGTAAATGTCAGCGTAGATATTCGGCTCCATGTCCGGCAGAAGCTTGCCTTCCTCATTGCAGATCATCAGGATCTTGCCCGAGCCCTCCGCAATCGTGACCACTTCGATGAACCCGCCAACTGCATCCTGGAACGCACTCAGCTCGTTCCGGATCACATCCTCATGCCCGACCGGCTCTCCCGGCTCCTTGATGATTACTTTGATTTCGTCTGTCATGCGTCCCGTCCTCCAAAAGGTTCCAAATCACACCAAGCGTGGATGACAAACTCGTCGAAGGGCATCCTGCCATCCGGATCCTCGATAACCCAGCCGTCACCTTCCCAATACTGAGCGACAGCGAAAGCGTGATCATATTCGACGTATTCAAACCGTTTGCTCCGCCGCTTGCCGGAGATCGTGACCACTACGTCCATGCCTTCTTCCGGCAGCTCCTTCTCCGGATCATGCCATGTTACGATGACCTGCTGTTCGATTGCGATGCTCATTTCAGTCATCCCCCCATCTATCAAAGACAACTCTGTACAGTTTCCCGTAAGCCTTGAGAGCATGGAGCAGCTGCCCAATTTCGCCAATGTTCCCGCCGTCGAGATATCTCTGGTCATGCAGCAGGTCCAACGCCTTAGCTGCGCATTCTCCGAGCGCCGCACGGATTCCTACGTTTTCCGCTTTGATGTCTGCCACGTTCAGAGCCATCTGCAGAATCTCAATCTGGTCTTCGGCCTGCTCGTGCCTCGTCATGTATCTCTGTATGCCGCTCTCCTGATAATTCATGTAAGCGTTGTCGGAGATCTTCTGCTGTCGGCCTATCATCTTCTCCAAGGTCTCTTTGTCGATCATGAGATATCCCCCTTTGCATAACCATTTACCAGCTTAAGCATCCCTGCCATGCAGTCATTCCATCCCCGAAGGTATGCCGACTGCTCAAGGTCTGCCCTCATCTCAGCGTGGCCTTCAAGCCTTGCCTGTTTGATTCTCGCGTTGTACACCTTCCGCCGGAGCTGATCACAGCTGTCTTCCCTGTCCAGTATCCTCTGGTCAATGTCGATCCTGATCATCTCCCCACCTCCAGCTTCCGGCACTGGTTGATTGCCCTGATCAGGTCCGTCTTGATCACGAACGTCTCTTCGGTTACCTGGCTCTTTACTTCCCTCTTGCAGATCTCAGCCAGCAGATCCGGAAGGTTAACCCATGTTTCTTTGTTCATAGTCCTCTGCCTCTTTCGTCTGGAGAATCGCGAGCTGTCGATCGATCTCGTCGAAATTGTAGTCGTGCTGTTCTATCTGTACGCGCGCGCGGTTCTTATTATTCTTATCATTCTTATACATTCTTGTTTGTGTACCCTCTGTGTGCCCTTCTGCGTGCCCTTCTGCGTGCCCTTTTGTGTGCCCCTGACCTTGATAATCGTCATATTTTACAATGGTTAAGGTGGTACCCTTGGTGTGCCCTTCTGCTAGTACCATCCCTTCGCCCTTTAGTGTGCCCAAGAACGAGCGGGTTTTCTTTTTTGACCATCCCCATCTTTCCGATAATTTCTCAAGGCTAGTAACGCACTGGCCTCGCCGGACTAACATCGGGCCGCCGTTAAAGAAGATGGTCGCATCTTTATGATTCGCCATCAGAATCAGGTCGATCCATGCGCTCTTCCTGTCGAACGGCTTTTCTTGCCAGAGCCAGTGATCAGTAATGTCCCGGCTCAGCTTTATCCATCCTTTGCCCGATTTCGCCATGCTCCAATCTCTCTTTCAGATCCCGATAAAGGATCTCTTTGATTAGCTTCCCCGAAGTGCCCTCCTTGCAGAACACGACCGTCATGTTGTACCGGATCATCCACGCCGTCAGCGAACTAAAAAATGCATTCGGATGGAGCTTCGAGCGGTACCGATGGTTGAGGATTCCTTCCCATGTCGCATTCTCAATCAGCAGATAGACCTTCGCGTTGTGGTCCGCTGCCCTCTGGAACTCCCTCTCGAACCGCTGCCGTTCTCTTCCGAGACAGGCGGCCAGCTCGTCGAGCGACATCTTCCTTTCGACAACGACCGCCGGAGTCATTCGCTGATCGGGATCCAGAAGACTCTCGCCGTTCGGCAGAAAACAGTTGTAAGTGTAATCGCCATAGTCGAGAGTCCCCCGGCTCCAGGGAGCGGAGAACGACGCATAGCGCTCTTCGGCCTTGGCCGTTCCCCTTTCCCTTGAATCAACAATGATTTCAAAAGTATCGAGGACACTCTTGATTTCAAATGGATCCATTCAGCACCCCGTTCATGCGGTTGATGAGTCTGTGCGCAAGAATATACTCATCCCTCATTACCGCCGCCTCAAAAGCAGTAGGGGCGCTTCCTGTGCAAACAACTTTCCCGTAAACCTTTACTCTGCCATACCAAGAATCGTGGTTCGAGTGCTTTGATATTCCGTAATATCCGCTCTTCGCTGGCTTCCGGTCTGCATTGACGCTCTGCACATATTTATCGGCCCATCTGCAATTATTAGGTTCGTAATTGCCGTGAGGATCAACCCTGTCGATTGTCAGATCATCGGAATATCCGTTTGCCATCGCCCACAAATAGAAATTTTCAAATCCGTTTGCCGAGCTGTTCCATTCTTCGCAAACTTTTATTCCCTTTCCGCCATAGCGTGGGTATGGAACTGAATTCGGATTATTACATCTGGACCTCATCCCGATCCAGATTTTATAAATCCGGCTATGAGACATATCATGCTTTACAGCCCAATAGTTTTTCCTCATTGGTGACCTCCATCATGTAAAGGGGAGCTCCTCGTCATATCCTTCCGGCACACTGACGAAGTCATCGCTCGCCGGAAACTCCGGTCTGGCAGCGGTCGCCTGGATCAGCCGGTCGTTCGGCATTTTGCCTGCCTTGTCCTGGCGAACATCTTCGGCGACGCAGGTCCACCGCATCCGAATGTGGTCGTAGACCGTGCCGTTGTATTCGCTCTGGATGTTGGCGAACTTCCCGCCGATCAGCTTGCCCTTGAGCTGCGCCGGATCACCGCCGAAGACAAAGCCGTTGTTGCTGTCTTCCAGATCCGCGAAGAAGGAATTCCAGTTTGTCCAGACGTAGGCTTCGGCGTTGTCGCTCGGAACAGTGAGATAATACTGTCCGTCTGCCGGCCATTTCTTATCTTCGCCGTCTCTGCTGTTGTAAAGGTTGAGGAAATAGTCTTTGTATTCGCCCTCGGCGATGTCGTAGCTGACGACCAGATGAGTGCCGGAGCCGTTGCGGTTCGGTTCTTCTTTGGCGTGAAGGATTTTGAGAACGTATGCGCCTTTCGGGAGCTGCTGGAAGTTCTGCCTGCGTTTGGTTCTGTCGTATTTGGGTAATGCCATTTATTTGTCCTCCTTTAAGGTTGATACATCCGTGTCTTCGTACACTGAATAGCCTTTCGAATAATCCCTAGCGTTTGCCCCTTTGTTGCGCATATAATCCGAAAAATAAAGTCGGCTGTTTGCGCGAGAGTTATAGTTATAGATTCTTTCCATCTCAACAAGTTGTGCGCCAAGCTGTGACATCTGTGAGTATGAGTTTTTTTGCTGCTTACAATTTCTTATCATTCTGTTATGGTCGTAGCCTTTGGTTTCTGTCATAACTTTCACTGCGGAATAAAAAGCATCATTTGCCCTCGCTGTAAATTGCAACGCCTCCAATATTTCCTCCGCCATTTTGCTGACATCAATGACAATTTCCATGTCATTCTGATCAAATTTCAAAGCCCCACATTCGAATTTATTCATCTCATTATCTTTTTTTAGCCCAGGCCCCGAATGATTTGAGAGACGCAAAACGCGCGAAATCGACAACGATGTTTTTTTACATGTCAATAACAGCAACTGATATGATTGAACGCCGCCTTTTGCAAAGCTTTTGGCGAAATCTAGCCTTGACCACTTTGTGTTATATTTATTCATACGCCGGCAGTCTTCGCTGCTCGCTCCGGGAGAAATGATATAGTGTATTGGCTTGCCAAGTGCTTTGCACGCTTCGAATCGTCCCTGCCCGTCGATAATCTCCATCTTTTCATTTACGATTATCGGATTAATGACATACCTATCTTTTATCGAAGCTATAAGCTTATTGATTCTTGCACTTACTACGTCTCTGTTATCCGGAAGTCGCCGGAAGCAGTCATAGTTTTCTTCCTCAAATATTTGTCCGATTATCCTCATATCAGTACTCCTCCAGCGCCTTCAGCACGATCGTGATATCGTTCTCGCATTCGTCTGACTCGAAGGCTCCGAGAGGCACTTTGCAGGTGGATCCATCAGCTGACAGGATGAATTTATACTTGCCATCCTGCCGGACTGCCCACACGACCGTGGTCATCTTCGATTCAAGGACCAGCTTCTCAAGCTTCCGGCCGTTGGTCTTGATCCTTGTGCGGATAATGCCGTTGTCATCGCTGATGGTCTCGGAGTGTGCCAGGATGATCACAGTCAGATTGTCCCGGAGCTCAAGCGCCAGGTTGATGAGCGCCCAGCCGTTGGAAGCCAGATCGGTCCATGCGCTGCGCTTGTCTCCGCCCTGCATGGCGAGGATCTGCATCTCCTCGGCGACCATGAGACCGTTGATGGTATCGATCACGATGTATTTGATGTGCTTGTACTGCTCTTCGGAATTAATCTTCTTCATCGCCAGAGTGACGACGGAGAACTTATCGGAGCAGAGATAGTTTTTCTTTTCGCCGTTGTACTGCGAGCGCCACCCTTTCCAGTTGAGGCCTTTCTTGTCGCAGTCCAAATAGAATGTGACTTCAGGATCGAGATTCCGCATCGCGGTCGTCTTGCCGCTGCCGGATTCGCCCATGACTCCGATTACTTTTGCCATAGATTTCCTTTCCGCCAGTGTGTTATACTGGACTTGTTGTTGTGGTGGTCGCCTTGAGTCCCTAGCTCTGGCGGCCATTTTCATTTGATTGAAAGTGACGTGCCCTGTTCCAGGTGGATGCCTTCGAACTCTTCTCCGGCCTTGAGCGCTTCCTTGAGTGCGGTCTTGTCCACCTTAGGATCCTGAGGAACAAGGAACTGCTCCGGAACGATCGCGTCCGAGTCGATGACCACCGCCGGCGGTGACTTCCGGATGCCGAAGCTGAACAGATCAGTCTTGAACTTCGTTTTGCCTGTGATCTCCATGGAAGTCTTCAGCGCCGCCTTCATGCGGTCGATGCTGTTCTGCCGGACCTGCTTCTGAGCGTTCAGCCGCTTGATCTCGTAATCGATGGCAGCCTTCTCGCTGTCGAGCTGTTCGATGACCTTTGCGTAGCCGTCGGCCTTCGTCTCAATGTCGCCTTCCAGAGCTTCAAGCGTATCCTCGAAGATGTCCCAATCCACTTCCGGATCTGATGCCATTTCGAGAAGGTTCTGGAACTGTGCGGTAAGCTGATAGAGCGTCATGCTTCTTCCTCCTTTACTTCTTCTTCCTGCTTTGCCTCTTCCTCTTCCGGCTCCGGCTCGACCGTCTCAACGATTACACTGACCCGCTCGCAGTGCCCCATAGCGATGGCCACGAAAGACCACGCTTCCGTCAGCTGCTCGAAATATGCGTCGATCTGGTCCTTCGTATAGGTGTATTTCGGGTCCTTCTGTACAATTGATACTCTGAACATTTCTCTTCTCCTCTCTGTAAATAAATTTGTTTACTTACTCTACGAAGTAGCCATTCACGAAGGCCGCCCCGATCAGCCACCCCATAGAGGCGACGAACACGATCAGGAACTTCCACCACTGCGCCGAGTCAAGGCAGCAGGCCGAGATCATCGCCGCAATAAGAGCTACACCGTTCATTACTTTTCCCCACATTTCTACTCCCCTCAGCAGTGCCGGATCTGAAGGAACTCATCGTCCGTCATTCCGGTACGATTGCAAAAATCAATTACGTCTCCGAGTTTCATGCGCTCCGGATGTTCAAGGTACTTTTTAGCTGTCGGGTCTGACTTCCCTGTCACTCTGGCGATGTCTGCCGCCCTCAGTCGGAAGACTCCCATCCTCTCGAACAGTACCCTGTGGAGCTTCTCTGCGCGGTTCCTTGCGTGGATGCGCGGCATGGTTATGCCTCCTGTTTCACGAAAGCTTCAAGCGGCACTTCTAAGAACGCCGCCACTTTTGCGAGATTCCCGAAGCTGAGCGCTCCGTCTCTCGTTTTCCAGTTCGAGAAGACGGTCTGGGCGATGCCGGTCGCTCTCGATACATCAGCAGCCGTCAGGCCTCTCTCCTTGAGTAGCTCTTCAAACTTCTTGTACACTTCCTAACCTCCTCTCCTATATCTTGCGATTGTCGTTACTTCACATTTGTGTTATTATTCTGACTGGAGATCATTTTTGTAACGTCCAAATTGTGAAGTTCGAAATAATAATACCGCTTCACATTTTGGTTGTCAATACTCATTTTGGAAGTTGGGTGGGATTATGTATTCGATCTTTTTGGAACTCCTTGCGCTTCGTGGTGTAACGGTTGCAGATGTGTCCAGAGCGACAGGAATTAGCCAGTCAACATTTTCCAACTGGAAACAAAGGAATAACATGCTGTCCGCAAAGAACGCCCGATTGGTTGCGGAATACTTCGGGGTGACTGTTTCCTATCTGTACGGTCAGCCAGACATCCAGAGCAAGACCAGAACTGACCCGTTTGATCGTCAGCTCCTGCGCGCGTTCCGCTCTCTCAACATGGATGGAAAGCAGAAAGTAATTGAATATGCCGACATCATTTCCAGAATGCCGGAGTTCCAAAAAGGGGAAACATCCTCCGATTCAAAGGGTGGTGTTAAGAATGCCTAAAGCTAAAAAACTCCCCTCCGGCTCCTGGCGTTGCCAGGTGTATCTGGGAGACGAATATATCGACGGAAAACGAAAGAAGCGCATCGAGTCGGTCACGGTTGATGACCCGACTGAGGATGGGCGCATAGAGTGCGAGCGTCTGGCGCGTCAGCTGGAGAAGCGCAGCAGAGGCAAGGAGCTGATGACCGTCAGCGAAGCCCTCGCTAGGTACGTTAAGAGCCGCGAGAAGCGCCTTTCCGCTTCCACCCTTACATCTTACCGTTCATACCTTGCGAGTGCCTACAGCGAGCTCCAGAGCGTCCCTGTGCACCTTCTGACGAGCGATATTGTGCAGAACTGGATGGATGATTATGCGGACACGCACTCGCCCAAGACGTGCCGGAACGCTTTCGGCCTGCTGCAGGCAGCGGTCCATGCCGTCATGCCGGAGCTGATCCTGTCTGTTCGTCTGCCGGAGAAGAAAGACGTGGATTACTACACGCCGACCGATGAGGACATAAAGATTCTTCTGGAGTCCATCAAAGGCACCGATCTGGAGCGTGCCGTCCTGCTGTCTGCGTTCGGTACTCTTCGCCGTGGGGAAGTCTGCGCTCTGCTCAGATCCGACATCAAAGGCAACACCGTGACCATCAACAAGGCGCTCTCGTGGACGGGTCGGGATTTCGTTCTAAAAGCCCCTAAGACGCGCGCCGGCATTCGGACGGTCAATTTACCGCCCGAGGCTATAAAGATCATCACAGCGGACCGGATCGGTTCAGAACGCATATATCCGAAGACCCCGAACGCGCTCACTCACGCATTCATTGATGCACTGACCGCTGCCGGCCTTCCTCACTTCCGGTTCCACGATCTTCGAGCATATTCCGCATCGATCCGGCACGCGATCGGGATCCCCGACCAATACATCATGCTTGATGGCGGGTGGAAGACAGATTCAGTGCTGAAAAAGGTTTATAGACGGGCACTTGACGACAAGCGGAAGGCCTTTTCGGACAAAATCTGCGAAAATTTCTCCCACCTGATGAAAGAATAGAATTTCGTGTGGACAATCGTGTGGACAAAGGGGTAAAAAAGCATTAAAAAAGCAAAAGATATCTTTAATGCAGTTAAAGTTTTCTTTACTCTGAAAGCCTTGATTTTCCTAGCAAAAACGGGAATCCAGCGCATTTGCTGAACTCCCGTATTTTCTGGAGATAATGGGATTCGAACCCATACATCGATACGCATAAACCTTGTATTTCCTGCATTTTAACAAAATTCGTGTGGACAGCGTGTGGACAGACATAAAAAAAGCGGCCCCGAGCCGAAGCCCGGAGCCAGAGTATAGGGGAGAAAAGAAAGCTATATCACATACGGCAGACCGCTGGCGGATGACCTCGCGGCGATAAAGCCGTAGCGACCTTGGTAATTGATGTAGTACCACAGGGAGCCATCATCGGCCTTGAGCTCGTCGCAGATCCCGACCTTCGTGCCGCCGGGAAGCGGTGAGAAGCTGACGGTCTTGTTCTCCTTGCCTGCCCATTCGCGGACATTGAGCAAAGAGCAGTTGACGATGGTGCCGGTGCGCTTTGTGGTACGCGAGAGCTTGCCGGAGCCTGTCGAGGATCCCGAAGAGGGCGGCTTGCTTGGTGCGACGTTGTAGCCGTCATTCAGCACCACGACCGTGTGACCGGTGGTCTTCGTGACGAGGATGTCGCCCTTCCGAGCGTAAGCCGAGGACGTGAGCTGTGCCGCCGGAATGCGTGTGAACTTGCCGGTGGCCATGATGGTCTCTACCTCGTTGCCGGTGTAGAAGTCTCCGACCGATATGCCGGCATAAGCGAGGCAGACGCGCACCAGAGCGGAGCAGTCCGTCTCGCAGGCCGTCGTGACTTTGGCAGGATCAAAACCGACCTTCTTTGCAAGATTGTAAAGTGTAAGTCTCTGGCTCTGGTCGTAGCCTATCTTATTGTTCGCGCAGGCGGCCTTCATCGCATAAGCGATCTTCTCGGCGACCTTGCTGTCTTTGGCTCGCATTCCGTTCCATCCCTTGGGATGCAGGTACCATGCCTGTGTGCCTACTTCCCCGCCGGTCTGGTCTCCTGCTCTGCCGCCGGATGCTTCGCCGTATTCGTCACCCTTCGCACTGCCCACTAGTACCGCCATCTTCTGCCTCCTTGTCCATAGCTGCCATAAGCACGCAGGCCTCCGCTGCCGTGTAACTGATCATCGCAATCACCGCCGCCGCAATCCCGACCTCCACGATCCGGAAGTGATGCATTACAGCGCCTGCATAAATGCCGAGACCGCAGACGAGCTCCGCGATGCAGAAGGCACTAAAGCGTAGCGCAGTCATCCCTCCGCCTCCTCGGACGGCTTTGGCTTTTCGTAGGTCATGGCCAGAGCGCTGTCCCTCATTCCTTCGGTCGTCGGATCTGCGACAATGCCGAGGATGGTCAGGATCAGGAAGACCGTCGAGACGACCGCGGCCAGCTGCTCACCGATGAGTGCCGTGTCGATCTGGATCCCGAAGATGGCTCCGACCTGAGTGATCAGAAGAAGCACCGCCGGAATGATGGCAAGCCAGAAATTCTTGTTTTTGATGCGCACTTTCCAGTTGATCATGATTTTGCCTCCTTCTCTACATAGCCTGGTTCCTTTGTATCTTCGGTCGGTAATTTGAGAACGCGGTTATAAAGGTCGGTCGCGATGTCATTTCCTCCGAGATCGTGATAAGCATTATAGGTCTTCGCGAGCGCAACACGTTCCTCCGGTTCGCAGTAGCCTTTGGTCTTGTAATATCTGTAGGAGCTGATGATGGACTCCCGAAGGAGTGCCTGCATCCCTTCTTCCATCGCATGATATTTCTTGTGCAGACCGCGGATATAAACAACAAGGCCGCCACAGATGGCGGTCAGGGCGAACTCGAAGATGTGTGTAAGAAACCAGTCTAGCGTCATTGTTTAGTCCTCTCTTATTCCGTTTACGCTAAATACCATGCGTTTACCGACAATTCTGTCGTTGTTCCATTTGGTAAATTACTGTTTGAACTATTTCTCATTGTTAGTTTCATATTGGTTGTATTATTGTAAAATTGCAAAAGTGATGTTGCATAATTAGACACAGCAAACGCAGTGTGTGAAAGTCTTTGGTTGCCGTTTGCCGGTACATTAGTAACCAGAACCGGCATGTTTGATGATCCGTTGTATGTTACAATCGCAAGGCACTCCACAAAAACAATTCTACCTACCTGAAAGCAGCGCTGATAGCTTATTGTTACCGCACTGCTTGCGGCTGTTAGTGTTACTGTATTTTTTGCCAGAATAGCTTCTAGGATCTTTGTGAACAGCTTTTTTACATCTAACATACCGCCACCCCCTTGATGGAAGTGCCGGTATAGATCTTTAATCCACTACCAAATAGTCCACATCCAGTGAAATATTTGCCTGTGCCGTTGTTGACTGATTCCGCAATGCAAAGCTTGCGCCAGTTGACCGTAGACGGTAGTTGTAAATGGTGATGTTTATGTTTCCAGAACCACTGATGTAATATCCAGCCACAGCAATTGCTTTTCCACTTGTCGGAAGTGGCACTGTCACCCACTGTGATGTACTTGCCGCAAGTGTTACTGCCTGTGTAGATACCGTTACTATTCGGTAGTTCACCCTTTTTAAAATCTTCGTAAGAAGTGCCTTTATATTCAACATGCTGCCCACCCCCCCATTTTAAGGCTGTGAACAGCTTTCTGTTTATTTTGAACAAGATCATGTTCATCATTGGTTTATTCCTCTGCTTCGGATTCCGTGACCGGCTCAGGCTTCGCATGTTCATAGCACTTATGCATCTGCGGAACTCCGGAAGAATCGAACATGATCGCGGAATGCTTCGGAAGCTCGCTCACTGCCGCCGCGGCAAGTACCTCATAGAACTTCGACTCACACTTCAGCCGTGCCGTGTTGTCGTCCTCGTCATAGGCGAAGTGCACCAGATGACCATATTCGCCGTTTTTGTACTGCTGAATTTCTACAACGTAATACTGATAGACCATTTCGTGCCTCCTTAGTCTATGACATCGTTCTGCCAACCGAGGGCAAGGATTGCTTCATAAAGTGCGTAGTCTGTGGAGCCGGGAACTGTGCGGGATGTGTCGAGGGAAAGACGGAATTCTTCTTCATCAAAGCTAGCGACAAGTTTGGTGTGTGGCGGAGTTTCGCTATACGTCGAAGACGGATTTCTGTATATTTTGAGTTCTTCACAAAAATCAATAGCGACCCCGTCACCGCCTTCATTCGTTCCGCCTTTGGTCGTTAATGCTTCTACGCTGAACAGCGGGTTCTCCTGATAAACAAGTGTTGGCAGAAGCGATCCGTCCGTCCTTGTTCCCCTCCAGCCGTATATCTCCAGAAGCGCCTTTCGCAATCGCGATGTCAAATGCCAATACTCGCCTTCAAGCAAATGTCCGTAGTCCGTTCCGGACCTAGCAGTTACACCGTCAACGCTATTAATCGAGACAGCTTCTTCCGTGCCGTCGTATCTCCCGCCCGCATCGGCAAAATAAATGAATTGGTATTGGTTTATGTATGCAACAAGTTCATTATTCTGGTTGTACAAATATAGATGGCCGTTCTTCCCGTTTTTTCCACCTAGCTTAAGAGTCCCGCCACTTATGAAATCCGCGCTGAGCTTTCCGGTTTTAATCATATCGGCGAATATGTTAATCGCCTCAAGAGCGCCCACCTTCAGAAGAGCCTCGTCGGCAGTTCTCTGCGCGGCTTCTGCTGCCCTGTCATCCGTCGGCGGCGCTGTGTCGTTCCCAGTCGCCCATGCCTGCCCGCCGGCTACTCTCACGCGCACGGTGTCACCTTCCCGCGCATTGATGCTCATCTGCACCGGGGTCTCGTCAACTCCTCCCGGAATATGCACCCATGCAATACCATCCTCATCAACCCGTGTCACTTCCGCCGTGGTATCATATGGCTGCGTCGCCCGGTCTTTCTGCCGCAGTACCTCGGCAAAATCCTTTATCAATTGCAAATCAGCCATGCGCCTCTCCTTCCTCGGAAACCGATGCCCCATATCCAAGCGTTATTTTCTGCGACGCGATGCGGAAATCTCCGTCGATATTCAGCGCCGGGTAATGCATCCCCACGATATCACCCGGATAAACATTCGGCATGAATCGTCTTGTGTATCTGATCTTGCGTGTCGGGATCTGCTCTTCCCTTAGCTTCCTGGCGGCATATTCCTCAAGGCCTTCACGGTCATTAAGTGCGGGGTTCTTATCTTCCAACCAGATTTCCCGTCCTCTGTTTTGGATCGAATAAGGGCTGTCGGGATCCTCGTCTCTGGCAATAGCGACCGTGTTCCTGTAGACCGCCCGGAGAACGTTCGGGCAAGAGAACCAGTCCCTTGTGTCCGTCACGTTCAGTTCAACCACGTCATTTTCGATCGGATCCATCTCTATGCTCTTGTCATTTGCTTTCGGCCGGATCGAAATACTGCCGTTTCCCGCAATTCTGATCCTCCATCCAATCGTATCAACGACTTTCTGTGCCATGCTCAGATTCGTCTCGCCGTCTTCTGCAACGATTGGGCTCTGGAGCGTTGGCGCGTCCGCTTCATAACTTACCGGCGCCGCGCCGATGCCAAGAAGTCCCGCTGCAAGTTCCGCGCCGTTGTATCCCGCCGGAGCGTACCACCCCCGCTGCAGGAGCACGTCATCTGCCGGTTTAAGGACGGAATACAGTTCCGCGGCATAGGAGTCGAGTCTTCCATGCCAGGAAGCTTCCGGGGTCTGCATCAGCCCTGTGAAAAGAGCCACGCGCTCCCCGCTCGCTCCCTGCGTGGCGTTCAAGTAGATTCTGACCCACACTTCGCCAGTCGTTGGAAGCTCCGTGATGTCAAGATCAGCGGATTCCATCAGCCCGCTCATGGTCTTCGTGATGGATCCGCCGAACAGTCTGTGCGTTTCAAGGTCGCGCCACGACTCCGGATCAACAACCGTGTAGGTGTATTTCGCTGTGAATCCTTTAGCCCAGTCCATTCTCCACTACCCATTCGCTGTAAGGTATGCCGTCAAGTTCCTCAGAGTCTACTCTTGTTATCTCCAACGTGAACGCGTCCAGTCTCCCGGCCGTGTCATAGCCAAGGTCATCGCTTACCTGCACGTCTGCCGCATAGCTGGAACCGTCCGGTGTGCGCACATGACAGATACCAGGATATTCCGCAAGAAGTCGGAGCAACGCATAATCGGTCTCCTCGTCGTTTACAAGTACCGCATTTACTGATGCAGTTCTGCTGATACCTGAGTTCCAGTCTCCAACGATCGAACCGCCAAGGTATCTCGTCTCAGTAAAATCCTTCTTCCAGGAGTTGCTCACTTCGATGTTGTACCGGAACGGCAGGCTGTTGCCGTCGAAGTCAATCACTCCGTAATCAATATCAAGCAGATCGCCGTCATCGCTTCCGATATCGACCCATGCAGGCTGATTATCTGCCGTAATATAGTCCCCGTTGAGCGTCCGGTGTACGCATCGATGCCCGAATCCTCTACCGATTGCCGGATAAGGATCCACATACTCGACACCGAATTCCCCGCCTTCGACGATCAGTTCCGGAAGCCCTGCGGTAAGTCTGTAAATGTCGCAAACATCACCCTGCACAGCGCCTTCCGGGGCCGTGACACTTATTACTGCTGCATGATTTTCCATGCGGGCCGATGCAGTAGGGATTTCAGCCTGGTGCGACCAATGGACTTCAAACTCAATTTGTTGTGTCGCGCTCTGTCCATATCTGTCTTCGACTGTCGCGACAAGCCTGTACTGTGCCCCGTCATCCAGAATTCCGACGAGCTCTTCATCGTCAACAGTTATCATTCCGTCGCCGTTCTGGCGGATCAGCGCAATCGTTTCACCATCAAAGCCGTCGAGCTCTGTGTCGTCCGGCCTGTACATATGATATTCGGCAGCGCGCTCGATCAGGAGCGTGGTCAACCCTTTGCTTCCGCCGGTAATTGTTGCTGTAAGCGGCATAGCCGTCAGCGCGGTGACTGTCCTCTGATCAGCTCCTTCGCCGACAGTAATAGTCTGCAGCGATGTCTGGCTGATGGTACATGTCACAGGATCCGCGACCGAGATCGGCACCGGCGTACTCCACTCCGACATCTGCCCGCTTTGGGACTTCACGCGCACAACAACGAAGTGGTTTGTTCCTGAACCCCATCCGGAACGGTTCTTTATCGAGATGTTTTTGCTCGTTCCACCCGTTACCTTTGCGAGTTGGCTCCCTATAGTCACAACTCCGTCTGTTACTGACGCTTCCGAGACCTGCGCATAATTCTGCGCCGATCCGTCGTTGCTTGTATAGACCCAGCTGACTGTAAAATTCTTATTCGGATTGACGACTCCTGTTGATAGACTGACGACTGGGGTGCTTGGGATCTCTGCCAAATCAATTGAAACTGTATCGCTGTATGGTCCCCACGTGATACCGTCTTGTGTCTCATTCGCGAGCCGCACCCTGAAGTACCACGTTGTGCCGACTGCGAGCTTAGAGATGCGCCATCGCGACAGATTCATGGTCGTAAGCATGTATGTGTTGGGCTCTTCGGTGGACTCCCAAGCGTAAGGATTTTGCGACCAACTGATCTCGGCTCGGTTTGCTATTGCCCACTTCGCCCACTTCCACGTAAGGAGCACCTCGCCCGGCACGACCTGATCATCGAGCATGCTTTTGCTGACCGTTACATTTGTCGGCTCTAAAGGAATGTAACCGCCCTCCCAGAGCGTTGATGATGTCATATTCGCCGTGATTGCGTATCTGGTTACTAAGTCAATCTCCGACTGCGTAGCAACATAAGTCCCTTGAAATGCATATACGCCAAAGTATTCGTTCTCATCGCCCTCCCTTGGCGCATACCTGACAACGATCTCCTCATCCCCATACGGAAGAACGCCGACAACTTCTTGAAAACTGCCCTTTTTGTAAACAACAGCAAGATATGAATCGGTCACGGCGCTTGTATTTGTCGCCGTGATAGACGCTCTCGGGTCCTCCGCTGTGCCGCCGATCTGCACTGTTAACGCTTCCGGGGTGCTGAGCTTTCCGGCTTTTGCAAGGACAGGATTTGACGGACTATCAAGCCTGTCATGCCACGATCTGACGCGCACCCACAGGCATTCGTCGTAGTCTAAGTTCCTGTCAGCGAGGAACGTCGTTGCGTCTTTCCCGCTGGTGTCGGCAAGTTCCTGCGCGGTCGTCCAGTTCGGATCTGACGGCGGACGCATATTTGTCAGCGGGATGCCCGCCGCATATTCAACATAAACTTTGTCGACCGGCTGCGCGGCATTTGCCGGGGCCGTCCATGTCATGTTGTAAAAATTCCGCGCTTGAGCCGTGACGCTGTTGACCTTCGGGGTTGCCGGCCTGGCATAGACGTGTTTTGCATATCGCCAATTAGAGCACCCTTTTACGTCTCCATTTCCTCCGCACCCTCTGGCGCGGACACGAAACCAGCGTGTCCAACTCGCTCTGGCATTCGACAGCTCTGTGTCTTCTGTGAACGCCCTGCTTCCTGAAGCCGCCCCCGTTCCGTGTTCATAGAGATACGACGACGACTTCCAACTGATCTTGGATCCGTCTGTCTCTGAATTGTTATAAATGACCCTGCTTTCCCACTCGACATTCGCGAACGGCTTCTTGTCCGTGTTTGACGTGCTTGTGTTCCACGCAAATGTAGTACGGTTGTCCAAATTCTGGTCAAGCGTTGCCGTTGCTGTCGGCGTATTCGGCGCATACAGGTCCATCGTATACACCGTATAACCTGACCAATCATACGTCGTTGTCCATCCGTCTTTTGTTGTGTTCTTGCGCTTGCCCTGCACCCGGAACTGGATCCCGTAAAAATACGTCTTCGTGTTTGGCCAGTAATTTGAGGCATTGAACGACACAGACGCTGCTGTAGCTTTTACACCGATGTTGATATTGGTCCATGCCGACCATTTACCAGTCCAGATCCGCCACTGCAGTTTCTGGCCGGCACCATAATCCGCGTCTGCAATCTTCCAGCCGAATGTGAACTTCAGTCCGTTTCGCGCGATGCTGAGACCACTAGGTTTTTTTGTGCTCGCCATTTATGAAATCCTCATAAGCTGTTTTGTCTCACGGACGAACCTTGCCGCCCACGTCTCTGGGTTCTCTGCTCCGTTGACAGTAACGTTATAAGTCACGCCACGCCCGTCACCGAGCAGTTCCCTTAGTTTATTCTCTCCAAGAAGGAGTTCCGGATCTGCCGAGTCGCCAACACCGATGATGGTCGGCGTGGAGAACAATGCGCCATATTCAGCCGCCTTCTTATACCAGGAAACGCTGACGGACGGCACCGTTCCGGATTGTGCATTAAACGTGCCAGACATTGAGAAATGCGGTAGCGCAATCGACTGGTTAAAACTGAACGTCGTACTGGCGAACAGTGACCGCAGTGCCGAAATGTACCCGCTGGCGCTCGAATAAGCACTCGCCATCTGGTTGGCCATAGCCGAGCCGAGCCCCATGCCGTCGCTCGAC